TGATAATATGAAATCTTCCACTTTATGGAGTGAGGCTTGCCGCCTCGCGCAGAACCCCAAGGTCTCCGCAAGGATTAAGGATATCCAAGCCGATATGGAAGCAGATCGCCGCACGATAGAGGCCAGACGGGCAGAGTGGATTTTGAAACGCCTGACTGAAGAAGCGGATCAAGCCGACAATGCGTCAAGTAGAATTAGGGCGCTTGAGCTGTTGGGCAAAAGCCTTTCTGTCAGCATGTTCACCGACAGGGTTGAGCAAGCCGACACGACTGAGCGGTCAGCGTCCGATATCGAGCGAGAACTCAGGGCAAAACTTGATCGGCTGGCGCGTTCTTGATTATGGCCGTTTCGGAACTATCGGGTTTTCGTTGGGGGCTGGCTTCCTGTTCACGAAACATTGGTGACCCCACCTACCCCCATCCACCCAGTATAGTCATGCGCCTACCCACGCACCCTACATGAGGTTCTGCACATACGATGACAGATATTTTCGTAAAGCCCTCCCCTTGTGTAGGTGTCTGCACCATTGATGAGTGTAATAGTCTGTGCCTAGGGTGTAACAGAACTATTGAGGAGATAGCCATCTGGGGCGATTTAACGCCCTCTGAGGCGGTCTTGATGATGGAGGTGGTGCGTACCCGTACCCTTTTTCTCTGGCAGGCGTGGGAGGAGCTTGAGAGGCCCACCCTTCAGTAGAAAAGAAGGGTAGGAATCCTAGGTGGTAAAAAATTTTTTTCAAAAAATTTCAAACTAGGCTTTTTCACCGTATGGGTCTTCTAGTTTTTCTTTGTTGAACTTCTCACCTTCGGCTTTTGCTTTTCTCTCGCAGTCTATCATAAATAAACTTTTGATAGAGTATTGGCCCTGTAGGCTATATGTCTCGCATATTTTTCTTGCCTGCTCTGCTGCCAGAACAGAATGTGTAGGATTTGTTATCGGCTCACCATTCAAACCAACACAGTATTTCATGTCGTAGTTTGCTCCCGGCGATCTTAGCACTGAGTAAATAGTCATTTTATCCCCCTACTCGTTTGTCACTATGACCCACTTCACATTGTTTTCCGTGCTGGTGGTTCTGAAGTTACCAGCCTTTGACCAGTCTATTCTGTGTATACCCTCGTCAAATGCATAGTTGATTTGCTTATCTTCCATAAGATCCACATCATCTGTTTTATTGTAGTGATGCATCCCGTATGCCAAAGCACCTAAAATTAATAACGCTTCCATTTTTGTCTCCTAAGTTCCATATAACTTTTTACCAGTTGTTATCTATTGATTCGATAACATCTTCCCACTCAGCCACCTTCTTTAGCTCTTCAATAACAGCTTCTACGATATCGGAATGTTCCCCGATACCTGAAGGGTTTTCCACATACACCTCAATGTTAGTTGTGTGTACAGCTATTTTGCCCTCGGCGTACTTTCTTGCAGCACCAAGAACGTCAGGTAATTTCTCACGCATCGTCTTTATCTCCCATAGTTAGGTTTCCATATACTTCTTTCGCAGCTTGCTCTAAATCATCCTCTGCGTAGAGATTATCAAATATCTGATTAACATCAAGTGTGTAATCAAGATCTGATTTTGAGTAGTGTATATGTTGTGATGGCAGGAAGTCTGGTGCGCCATCACCTGTTTCAAACCAAGCTGGGTGTGTCACCCTTACCCGATTGTTTGGTAGTGCCACTATATTTCCTGTCCACTCACCAGCATCAAGCAGTTCTAAAACATGGCTTTGTTTGTGCTGTGCTGGATCATCGGCTATTTCGCTATCAGTGTAATCGACAGTGAAATAATATTTAGCTGGGTAGAACTCACCATCAACCTTTACAATCCAAGGACATGGTGTTGCTCTGTTTAGTGTGTAAACGGCGTGGGTGTGAGACATACAGTCCCAAGGCTGTGCAGCGTGTACTGGCATAGGCTCAGGCCATTCATCAAACGGAGTGTCCCCGACTAATGCAGTTATCGGCATTCTCGCCCACATTGCACCGCCGTGAACATTATCTTCATCTGTGTCATCGGATTCACAACCTGTGAATATAACCTGAAAACTCAGGCACCGGTTTGGCATTGTTGTCACAGCAATACACATAGCGTGTAAAAACTCGCCGTGGTAGTTCACATGATTACATGTATATTCACGCCGTACCCAACACTTAAAGTGTGGTATGTTGCTTTGTAAAAAAGGCATCTTTGTCTCCCGAAAAAACCCTTAGTTAGTATATTATAATATATTAATCATATATTATATAATATATTATATATATTGGGGAGAGAAAAATGAATTGTTGGCACTGTAAAACAGAACTTATCTGGGGCGGGGATCACGATATTGAAGAGGAGAATGAGTCCTACTCAATAGTGACAAACCTGAGCTGCCCCAAGTGCAACTCTCACGTTGATGTGTATTATCCAAAAGAAAATATGGACAGGGATGGCTAAATGGGTTTATAGCAGATATACTTTCGTGGGGTGTAAGTCTCCCAACACCCCCGGCGGGTTGAGCGAGTCCTCTCCGCTCCCCGCCGTCATTATTTTTTAAGGGTCTGGTATGTCTGACAATATTATACATTTTCCAAATAGCAGCATCCCTGTTGAGGATGAGCCTCTTGAGCCTAATGAGATGTTAAACAATATCTGTGAAGAGGTTGATATGATGGAAGCTCTTGTTGTTGGTTGGACAAAGCAAGGTCGTTTGTTTGTAGGCACATCTCATTCAAAAGCTCCTGATATGGTATTTTTATTAGAGCTTGCTAAATCTGTTTTACTGTCAAGGTGTTTGGGAGAGGAAGATGTTTGAAGCAGCTATACTGGTTTGCCTTGCTTCATTGCCTGATTTTTGTGTTGAGCTGGTGGACGATAGGGGGCCATACGAGACAAATCAACAGTGCATAGAGAGGGTTGCTGAAATGATACAGGACACTAAAAAATTCGGGCCAGAGTATTTCACAGCCACTTATAAATACAACTGTGAAAAAACAGATATGATAGGCACATGAAAGAACTTGCTGCCGTAAAATCAAAAATTAATCAACTGCCGCTAGAAGATCAAAAAGAAATGCTTGATCTTTTACTTGAGCTTGAGAATGCAAAAGAAAAAGAAGCCTCAAGAGAGGATTTCCTAACATTTGTTAAAAAAATGTGGCCTGCCTTTATTGCTGGCAAACATCACGAGATCATGGCGGATGCGTTTGAGCGTGTTGCAAATGGCGATTTAAAACGTCTGATAATAAATATGCCGCCAAGACATACCAAGTCAGAGTTTGCTTCTTATCTTTTCCCAGCTTGGTTTTTAGGAAGATACCCAGAAAAAAAAATTATTCAAACTGCACACACGGCAGAACTTGCTGTAGGATTTGGTCGTAAGGTAAGAAACCTTATTGGTCAGGAGGACTTCCAACAGGTTTTTCCGGGTATAGAGTTATCTTCTGACTCAAAAGCTGCTGGAAGATGGAACACAAACAAGCGGGGTGACTATTTTGCTATTGGTGTTGGTGGTGCAGTTACTGGTAAAGGTGCTGACGTTCTCATTATTGATGACCCCCATTCGGAACAAGAGGCGGCACTGGGGGCTTACAACCCAGAAGTCTATGACAAAGTGTATGAATGGTACACATCAGGCCCAAGACAGAGACTGCAACCGGGCGGATCTATAATAATTGTTATGACAAGATGGTCTACAAGAGACCTAACTGGCAAAATAATTAAATCTGTAACCCAAAGAGAGGGTGTTGATGACTGGGAAATCATAGAATTACCAGCAATCATGCCTTCTGGAGATCCTTTGTGGCCTGAGTTCTGGCCTTTAGACCAATTAGAGGCTCTAAAAGCAGAATTACCAGTGTCAAAATGGTCTGCACAGTATCAGCAAGACCCCACCTCCGAAGAAGGTGCGCTAATTAAGCGTGAATGGTGGCAGGAATGGGAAAAAGATAGCCCCCCAGCCTGTGAAGCCATTATTCAAAGCTGGGATACGGCCTTTTTGAAGACACAAAGGGCCGATTATAGCGCTTGCACAACGTGGGGAGTGTTTCAACACCCTAATGAAAGTGGTGATTTGCAACCAAATCTGATATTATTGGATGCATACAAGGAAAAACTGGAGTTTCCAGAGTTAAAACGCGCTGCGTATGACAAATATTGGGAGTTTGAGCCAGATCAGATGATTGTTGAGGCAAAAGCCTCTGGTTCTCCTTTGATTTTTGAGCTTAGGGCTATGGGAATACCTGTGACAGAGTTTACTCCGTCAAGAGGACAGGACAAAATAGCTCGTGTGAACGCTGTTAGTGATCTTTTTGCTAGTGGTGTAATATGGTGTCCGCCAACTAGATGGGCTGACGAGGTAATAGAGGAGTGTGCTGCCTTTCCCGTTGGCGATAATGATGACTTGGTTGACTCCACAACTCAGGCATTGTTGAGATTTCGTCAGG